CCAGCAGGATCATCAGATAACAAATTAGAGAATTCATTAACAGATGAATCAAGCAAGCGTTTATTATTCGCCTCTTGGAATTCAAAGTTAATAGTTTTTATCTTTTCTTCTTTTTCAGCTAAAGCAACTTTATATTGCTCAACTGTGCCTTCTTTTTCAGCTAAAGCAATTTTGTTATTCTCTTCAACTGTTGCGGCTTCAAGCGTTAGTTTTTCAACATCAGCTTTCGATGTTTTTTCACGCTCAATTAATTCTGCGTTTTTGGCTTTTAAACCAGCAACATCAGCATCATAATCTTTTATGAGTGCAGCCCGTAGCTCGTCACTCAGTTCATATTTACTAAAGTCCATAAGTCCGTCCGTTTATAGTTACAATTATATTTTACGCCTGTTTTACTTGTTGGTCAAATACGCTACTTTTTAGTCAAGACCAGCTTTTTCAAACACCGCTGGGGCTTTCTTTTTCATCTCAGCTAAAGTCAAAGTTTCGAATCTGCTATTAGTTGAAAGTTTAGCGTATTCAGTCGGAGTTAACCCACCATCACGCAATAGCTTAACACGTTTAACACCCATGCTAGCCTCTTGGAAAGACTTTGGTTGCTGTAGCATCCAATCATAAGAGCCTAATTTTACACTAACCTGACCTTTTGATGTGGCCCGTGTTGCGCCTTTGTCTAAAAAGTCGAATCTGTCACTTAATACTGGTGCTATTGTATCACGACAGCCCCAATGAAGTGGGGGTATAGGCCCTTTGCCTACTTTGTAAGTTTCGTCACGCTGACCAATATCATAGCAAAGTGTAGTCGTTCCACTATCAAATGTAACAACTATTTTATAGCCTTTAACTAAGTCACTATTGGCTTTCATCGTTGCCATTCTAGCTTGACTTGATACGTGTTGCACAGCAGTTCGGGTTATCGCCATGTTTGACCGGTTAACTCTAGCCAATTGCCCATCATTAAACTTATTGGCTTTTGTGCCTCTGATATTTGTAGATATTTGCTGATTTGTTAAGCCTTGACTAAACCCATCACTAATAGCTTTATTAATACGTTGAACTTCTTTTGCTGTGTTATCTTTTATCACACTAGAAAGTAACGGGTTACCAGCGTAATTCTCTACCTGTAAAGGATTAACGCTATAAGCAGTTATCAATTGCGCTTGCGAAGGAATAGTTGATTGAAACTTAACAACAGTAGCTTCATAGCTTGCTGCCTCAATACCTGCTTGCTGCACGGCCAGCTCAATCAAGTCATCATCAAGCGAATTTAAGTAATCAATATAAATAGCTTTTTGAATATCACTAACTTCTTTTTTAATTTCGTTAGCAATTTTCTTTGATGTTTGAATATCCTGAGCCGTTAAAATTGCAGTGCGAATTTTTCTATCCATCTTTTTCAGAAATGGCTGGAATTTTTTATTTAAACCAAGCTTTACCCCTTCGAGTAAAGCTTGGTTTTTCGCTGCTATATTTATTAGTTCATTAGGTGTTTGCATTATTCATCCAAGCCCAATGCAGGAGCATTATCGTCTATTTCTTTGTTCATAGCTTCGAGGTCAACATCAGCGCCAATAGCTTTACCTTTGACTAGAATCGAATCAAGAACATCTTTAGTTATTGCAGCGCCTTGCCATACTGAAACCCATTTCATAGCATCTTCGGCACTAAGCGCAGTGTCAAAGAATTCACTGTTTAAGCTAAATGTGTACTCATCTTTATGTTCAACACCCATAAAGAAACACACCCATTCAATCATTTTTGTGTAGGCCATTGAAATGTTATTAGAGATTACTTCTAAGTCTGAAACGTTTGAGGCGTGTTTTAGTCTTGCGGCTTCTGCGGTCTCAACGCCACCACTGCTAACAATTAATTGAGCGCCTAATGCTATCATTTGTTGTTCGTAATCTTCTTGTATGGATTTAGATAGATTATTTTCAGGTGGTGAAACTAAATCATAACGACCACCTGAACCAAGAACAATCATAGAATCTTCACCTAGCTCAACATTCTTTCCTTGGTTTTCTAGCTCTCTGGAATAACGACAATAATTATCATCAGCTACGACAGGCTGGCAAGCCGACAATTGAAAGCTTGAACTGGCTAAGTTTGCCGATTCTTGATAATGACCGATATTGATATCAGTTATTGGTTCAAGTGGTAAATTATCAATGCTAGGCTGATTATTTTTAGAGCCGACAAACACAAACGGGATTGACGTTAACTTTTCGTCACTTGGGCCAAGTATAGCGACTTGACCGTTGCTTTCTAATCCAGTTGCATCTTTACCGGCTTTAGATGTAAATATCTCAACGGTAACACCATCGTCATTTAACCTGTAAACCTTGTAGCGGTTTTGCATTTCACGCTGATTTACAGAACCCTCAACAAACACTTCGATTGACTCACACAAGATTAACAAATCTAAAACTTTTACATTGTTAATAATTGATTCGTGCCAGTCTATAATTGATTCTGCTTTGTATTCCTGAATTGATGCACGGAAACCGTTATTAACATCAGCAGCAGTTATCTGCTCTCCTTTATCATTTCTAGGCATGTCACATAACAAGCCATCACGGCCAATTGACACAACGTCACTGCTAACTGATCGTGACTGTTGCGACATTGATAATCCTGAACCGTCAACGTTATCAAAAATATAATCAATTGCTTCTGGTAGCTCTGCTTCTACTGGTGACTTACGGTAAAGCATACCAAGCAAGCCTGAACGAGTTTTAACAGTAGCGTTGTATAACCTAGCCCCGTTAATCATATTAATATTGCGATTAATATTGTAATCAGTGCGATTAGTTGGGTTGATCGGGCGCAAAAATGAGACTTTAACAGCGTTAGCAATAGGGGTTAGTCTATTAATGTTAGCTATATCAATCTGTTTTAATTTTGCCTCACCATCATTTAAAGCACGAACTCTAGCCCACCGCTTAAAATATAAGTCGTATTGAGGATTGTTCTCTATTGTTATCTCTGCCATTGGTAGCCCACGCTTGAAACTGGTTTTATTATTGGGAAATTATACGCTATATAATAGCCGCCTGCATCTGGCATGTGATCGTTATCATGCGCCTTGTCTGGTTCCCCTTGTTTATTGTAAACCTGCTGCTCTAAATCATCAGTGTATCTAGGACATTTGTTAGTGTTGACTTTGTACCGCCTAACGCCATCGCCATTGCAAAACATAGCATTCATAGCATTGATTCTATCACGTACAAACGGATTAACCGAATCATAGCGCAAATAGTACCCTGCTGCCTCAAGTTTGCTTATGTCTGTTTCACTGGCATTGACTGATTTTCTGTTTTTTCCTGAACTATCAGGGTAAACATAGATTGAGCGATTAGGGTAAAGGCGGTTAACTTCTGCGATCATTTCGTCAGTATCTAAAAGCCCGAATATTTCGTTTACTGCTATAGGATCGCCATTCCTTTCAACGTGAACTATTGCGCTCATTTTGCCAACATTGAAATCCATTCCAATGTGTAAAGTCTCGCTTCCATTATCTGTTTCATCAGAATGATTTAGCTTTCTATCGAATACACGATAAACAGTACCACCTGATAAATTTACAAACAAACCGTCAACATAAGCATCAACTAAATTAGATGGATAGGTTGCATATAGCTTGTCAATGTAATTAGGAGGCAAGTTCTTTGCATTCTGCTTAGTTGAAGCGTGAACTATCCCGTAGTATTTTTTAAGTTCGTCATCTTCTTTTAATTGCTTAACAAAGAATTGGTATACCCAGTTAAAGCCCTCTGGTGTAGTAGTAAAGTCAACCGTGTTATCGTCAAGCGCCTCAATAACTAAATCTGCGCTCATTTCTTCATCATAAATCCTTTGTTCATCAAACCCAGACGATGATAATCTTGCGACAATCTTTTTCCATGCTTGATCGGCTTTATCTTTTTTCATACAGTCAATTTCATCAACTAAAGCATGATTAATATCAAAACCTACGATTCTTTGCGGATGCTCCATTGACCTGCATTTTATAACTGCGTGTAATTCGCCATAATAATACAGATAAACTTCATTTTTTGAGCCCAGTATCTTTACAGTTAAACCCATAGACTCAGCAACATCTGATATCGTGTTGTAAAATATATCTCTTATTTGTGGGTATGTCGGAGCGAAATAACCAAGCCTTATACCTGGGTACTCAAGAGCAAGAACGCACAACCTAACACAACCTAAAAAAGTCTTTCCGCTTCTGTACCCACCAACAAACGCCCTGAAAGGCTTTTCCATAGAGTAGAATTCAAATTGAGGCATATTTAAACTAAGATGCATCTTGAACACCTACAAAAACTTTAACAGGTTTAACAGTACCATTATCTTCATCAACTCCAAGCATTGTATTAAGCGTGTCTATTGCCGACTTTGCAGCAGGTAGGTTTTGCCTCTTGTATGTCCCATCTGCCATTTTTATATCTTCAAGTCCTGCATCGACTATTTCATTTAGCCATTTAAGGCGCTGCTCAACTGTTATTGTAAATTTGTCACTTGCTATTTTTGACGCTTCAGCCCGAACCTTACCCAACCTGACCTGAACCTTATCCATTTTGTGAAATTTGGAGGCTTTTACGTGTATTGTTTCTGGGGCTGCATTTGAGTTAGGAAAGGCCGCACGCCATGATCTGGATTGGTCAGCATGCTTAATATATTCTTTTGCGTAATCATCAACCTCTATATCGGTTGGTTTGGCTTGTGACATTCATCCCCCGTAGAGATTAATGCAGCGACCCGAAGCCGCTGTTAATTTATGAGCAATCAGCTATTACTTTAACTGTTGCGGTGTAGCAATTACTTCTTGTTGCTGTGGAATATTCAAATGTTAGATTGGCATTACCATTAGTAACACCTAATACAAGCACTTGCAATAATGGCCCGTCTATTTCAGATGATACCACCGTTGCATTGCCTGTCGATTCAGCAACAGTTAAACCAGTTATAGATTCATTGCTAAGCCATGAGCTAACATCAATTTCATAAGCTTCAGTTTTAGAGGTTTTCACTTCTCTTTCAAAAGTAGCCATAACTTAAGCCGGAAACGTAACAGTTAAAGAGTTAACGCTTGAAGTTTCACCAGCAATAAAAGTTAAGCTTGAGATTTCAACATCTGCACCGCTACCCACTGTGCCAACTGTTAGCGTATAGGCTCCTGCCGCACTTGATAGTGTTGCGCTGTCACATGTTGCGTCATCTAGTATTGTATCGTCAGCTATCGGGTTAGCTGTAATAACGCCTGTTGCAGGAGCGCCAAAACCTGCAAGAGTGTGCACAGCCAAAGGAGTTGCACCACTTAATAAAGTTAGTGTTGATGCTGCGTAATCAGATGAAAAATCTGCCGCTCTTGAGTTTCTTGCTGTTTCGTCACCTGTAGCCATTATTTACACCTTAATTGAATTTGGTTTAGCTTTTAATGTTAATTTGTTGCTTTTAAAGTTTACCGTTATTTTAGCGTTATCACCGACAATTATATCCAAACCGCTAACCGTAGTCATAACGCTAAAAACTGGTTTTGATATATTGAATTGTATATCACTAACTGGCTGCGGTAAAGTTACCGATCCTTTTGTACTAAATACAGGTTTATCAATATCAAAAGTTATGCTTGATGTTGTTGCTTTGTCCGTTACCGTTACTGACGCGCTAAATTCAGGCTTTATTATTGTTATTTCTGCTGCTGAATCAGGCTGTGGCAGCGTTACCGATGTTGCAGCGCTAAATATTGGCGCGTTAATTAATATATCAACATCACTTGCCGAACTAGGCAAAGTCACATTAACTGAACCGCTAAAACTTGGCTTTGATATTGTTGCTGCTATCGTGCTGACTGGGTTCGGCAGTGTTACGTCAACAGATGAGCTAAATACAGGTTTTTGTATTTCTATTTGAGCGTCAGAAACAAGTACAGGTAATGTAACGCTGGACTCAATAGAGAATACAGGTTTGCTTATCTCTATATCTGCTGTTAGTGTTATTCCGCCGCTAACATCTTCAGGCTCAAGATAAAATGACGGAACATCTCCTATATTAGAGTTTCTTGTAGATATGTAGCTAGTGCTTAGCTCATCATCACAAACAAGCATCTCCGACACTTCACCATGAAAGTATGACCCTGGTGTACTATCATCCCTTCTGCCGTAGCTTATTCTATCTAGCGTAAAGCCAAGGCCAGACTTTAAAGTTGTTGAACTTCCTTCATCAGCCGCATTGATATACACGCGTCTATCAGTTGTGCTAGCTGCAATACCTGTGACTTCCTGCCACTCACCAAGTGTTAGCGTTGTTACTGTTTCTGGTATATCCGTGTAAGAATCACCATAACGCATCCAATAAGCAGCACCGTTAGACGTATCAGATCCAAGGTTCTCCCAGTTAACCGCAGAGCTTGCATCATAAAGACCTAGAGGTGATTCTTGGTTGCTAAGTGTCGTTGGTTTTATCCAAGCTGAAATAGTGCCAACAGCATTGGCAACCTTAGATGTGCTTGCGCGCCCGTATTGATTAGAACCGTTTAGTATTACCGATGCGCCACCATTCTGGTTAACACCTGCCGACGGCGATCCAAACTGTGTTATTGTAGAGTTACCAGTAGAGTCAGTTAGCCCATCATGGCTGTAATACCGCATCAACGACCATACTGCATTACGCCCAAAGGTAGAACTGAAAACAGGCTGAGTGTCGCCTGTGTTATCACCCCAAATATATAAATCAGTGGGTGACGTATCGCTTACATCATCAGCTATCCACCAAACTTGGCAAGTTTCCGCTGTCTTATCCCATGAAACAAGGTCAATAGGTATTTGATTTGCGCCCGCTTTATCAGTAGAAAACCTTACGTCACCGCCACCATCATCAACGTTTGCAAATATAAACGATTTTGACAACTTGAATGCAGCCTCAGTTATCAAGCCTGAAAACGAATCATTACTACCTGTAATAGCAGCTTGGTTAAGCGGTATTTTTCTTAGTAGCGTATAATCTAACGGGAAAGCCATAGTTAAAGCCTATAGCAATTCTGAACTATATTCATCTAAATTTATTGCAGGGTATTTAGCCAGTAGTTGCTCTACTGTCATCATACCGTCTTTTACTTGCATTAAATCATTTGCAACAATATTAGCCCTAGATAGTGCAGTTGAAATAGCGTCAATGTCTCCAGACACAATAGGCAGCAATTCATCAACGCCATTGTTATCTGGGTTACTTCGCATATAAGCCTGTTGCTTAATACCGATTAATAATTCTTTATTGAGAGAACTAACATCTGTACTAACAGCCTTAAGGGTTGCTTTTCTTTCGCTGTTAAATGTTCTGAACTTCTCGCCTGAAATACTCATAATAAACCCTTAAAAATTATTTTTTATTAAACCAAATATGTTTTTTACTTCGCCGTATATTAACACGCCTAAAAACCAAGCATTACACCTAAGCCATCTGCCTTCGCTTTTTAGTATATCACGTAAAATCACTGCTGCTTTCCAGTTTGAGCAAGCTGAGCCATCTTCAAACTTTTTGTCACGCTTTAATACATCATGAAATAGCCAAGAAAAGCTATTTATATCCTTAGCCCATGTTGCACCGTCAAAAGGTTTATCATGCTGAGATATTGCCACGTATTTGTTATAACGCTTACTAAAATAATACTTAGGCTTAATTACTTGGTAACCAAGAACCTTGCCGCTACCGGTTTTTATTTTTTCGATGTAGCTGTATATTGATTCTTTCATTTATTTAAATCTTTGTTAGCACTGCTGCGAGTCGTTCCAAACCAGTATTGCATTGCGCCGCCCCACTCTTTCAGAACCAAACCTAAAAGCATAAATAAAACATCTTCGCTATTTTCAGGTATTGGAGTATAAAACAATAAATAGATAATAATCACAACAACAATCGACAATGCCACACTTAAAATCGCAGGCATTCGAGAATGTTTATTTTCTTTTCGTGCGTTTTGTTTATCTTTTATTTCGCTTTCTGCAATCTGTATAGATAGTCGTTGAAGCTCTACCTTATTGTCAAGCTCAATGGCTTTTAAT